ATCCTTTTCTGATTTTTCAAATTCTTTTATAACTTTATTCTCCTTCTGCTTTGGTGTAACTTTCTTACTAGTTATATTCTCCAAGATTGTAAACCTACTTTCTACAGATTCCTTTGGATCAAAAATAGAAAAAGAACTTTCTACCAAAAATAACTTATAAATTGATGCAAACATTCTATAATTAGGAATTCTGGCATTAAAAAAATCTTCTATTTTATAATTTTCTTTAATTGACTTTACAAGATTATACTTTTCTCTACGTAAATCAGAATTTTTTATTTTCTGACGAGTTGAAACAACAGCATCTATAAGTCTATGAGCTTTATCAGTAGATGAATATTTTTCTGTCTGTAAAACCTGATATAATCGTAGTTCTTTTCCTAGAGATGTATTTTTACCAAAATACTCTTTAATTAATTTAACTGTTTTTGTTTGATCTACTCCATCAATTACATCAACAGTCAATTGTCGTGTCAATAATTCAAACAATATCCCTGTATTTTTTATTTTAGAGTGTTTCACTTTTTGACTCATTTGCTTACTCCATTCTTTTAACTATAATTTGTCAACAATAAATATAAAAACTTCTAATAATTAATCATTTGAATCGTTACTTAACGATGATGATATTTCATTTTTATATTCTTCTTCTACATCAGATGTTTCTAATAAGATTCTTTTCTCACCTTTTCCAATAGTACCCATACTTTTCAATAAAGAATCATAATGTGCTAATGCAATCCCATATTTTGGATTTCCACTACCACCTTTCCTCTTATCATGAGCTCCAAGTGGATCACGACCTCTTATACTACTATCTTTACCATATTTAGGTCCTTCCTTTGGACGGCCACTTCCTGGCCAACCATCTTCTGGTATTTCAATCTCCAATTCTTTTCCTGATCTACCCATTGGTGAATCTCCTTCTCCCCCAGACATCATCGCACCTTGTGTTCCTACCGCCTCTTTACTATGAACTGGATCATTTCCTTCAGACTCTAATTGTTCCCACCTAAACTTACGTTTTTGATCTTTAATAATACCAAGTCTTATTTCCTTCTTATCTTCCTCTGTAAATTTAAAAATATTAGTATAAACCCATTCTGTATCTACTATTTTATCATTAATCATACTTGAAGCAAGACTTTGTTTACTGTTCCACAACTCAACTTTTTCTTCTTCATATATTGTAGATGGATTTGTAAGTGTTAAATCAAAATTTACAAGGTCTGCATCAGTATATCCTTGTGCGTATAAATGAACAATCGCAATCTTTGTTAATTCACTAACTGTAATTCTCTGTATTCTTTCAATAGTTCTAGCAAACCTAACATCTTCTGCCGCTAAAGTTGCTTTACTACCAACATTTTCTTCATATCCAAGAAACGCCTTAGGAACTCTTAACGCCGCCATTAACTTATTTCTCAAATAGTCAATATCATCTACCGCTTCATAAGTAAGACCAGCCATATTATCAATTGAAGTTCCACTATCACCACCACGAACTGGTAAGAAAAAATCCTCTGTAAGATTTTGAATGTTATATCGTAAATTGTAATCACCAGTATTCTGGTCAATTACTGGAGCCTTTTTCATTTTAGTAACAATTTTTTGCATATAATTATCAACTTCCGCTGGTGGAATATTTCCAATATCAATTTTAAAAATTCTTTTTTCTGGAGCTCTCATGATGCGATGTATTAACATAGCATCTTCCATAAGTGACAATTGTTTCCAAACTTTACGAGCCCCTTCAACCATACTCTTTCCATAAGGAAGAAAATTACTATCATTTAACAATCTAAAATGTGCTATTTCATAATTTTCAAAATTAGTTTTTCCAACACTACTTAAAGTATGTCTTGTATCACTTCCTTCTACTTCAAATTGAACCAAATAAGGATTTTCTTGATCCTCACCTTCAATACGAGAAACATCATATGCTGAAAGTGGAACTACATTTGTAATACCATATTTTTCTGATATATCTAAATTTAGGTAAAAATCCCCATATTTACACATATTACGAACCCAAGGCCATAAATTAAATTCTATGTTTAATATATCATAAAAAAGATTATGAAGAATATCATGTATATTATCATTATCTGAACGAATATCTAGTACTTTACCATATTCAGATTTCATTGTGGATTCATCTGCATAAATGTCAAGAGCTGACGAAATAATTGGATCTGCATCCATAGTCTCATAATCTCTAAATAAAGCCAATCGTTGTGCTGCATGAAACAACTGTTCTGCTTTGCCAGTACCTCCAGCCATATTAGAATATAATTTAGTGAATCTATCTGCAAGACCTCGTTTCACTGCTGATTGAACCTGATCTGTATCAGCAATTTTTAATTTTCTTCCACCAGCATGTCGTACAATGACATTTGTAGAAAATAGTCTTTTTAATCTAGTTCTTAATGTTGTATCTGCCATAATTTACCTCTTTATTTTATTAACCATTCCAAGCTTTCTTTTTCATAACCAGTATCCCACTCCCAGCCATCAGCTTTACCATCATCTGAAGCGTAAACTGGTTCATGTTGTAAAAGCTTACCTAAAACCTTTTTTTGTAATTCTATTCCTTCGTTTTTTAATCTTAATGCTGTATCTCTAACCCATAATCCTATTGCAAAACTCATAACAAGATCGTCATTATATCCACTCATAGCTTCTGCTCTCTGATTTTTCCATATAAACACAAAAAGTTCATCAATTAACCTACTTGAATGTACAATAATTTCATTTTCTCTAAAATATTCTTCAAGTTTTGCTACTATCATTGGGCGTGTTTTTATTGTTGTACTAAACCCAGGAACCATATTCCTTTCAAGATTTCTATATTTATTTGATATTTGATGTTGTACATCAACATAATGTAAATCTTTACTTGTATAAAATAGGTTATCATACTCTCTATCTATAATTTGTTGTAATGCTGCCCACCCAATATTATTATTTTCAACTATAAGTAATGCATTATTATACTCAAGTGCAGTATTTAAACACAAATTACCAAAATCTTTGGTAGACATTTTACCCTTATATTCTGCTACCTGTTCAACCCTATCAATATCCATAACATGAAATGCTGAAAAATCGCTTCCATCCCCACGAGAAACATCAGCAGATATAAGATAATTACGAGTATAATTTGGAGGCTCCCATATCCATAAATTACCATCAACACCACGATGTTCTATTGGTTCTCTAACATGAATTTCCTTACACTTCTCAAGAACTTTACCATCAACCACCATATGACCAGATGTTATAAAATCACAATCACATTCTTGAGCTGCCATAGTTGGTCCAAGATTTTTATCTTGTTCATCTCTCCATTCTTGTTCTCTATCAGGATGTACAGTCCAATGAAGTTTTAAGAAATTAAACTGATTATTTCCTTCTTCAGCACCTACCCAAGTTTTATGAAACCAATTACCAACACCATTTGGTGTAGATAATACAAGACAATCACCTCCTGTTGCAAGAGTTTGTTGAGATGCTGCCCATATACCATCAATTTTATCAATAAAAGCCGCTTCATCCAAAACTAACAACGATAATGCTTCTGAGCGTCCAGCCTCTTCAGTAGAAGAAACTGCTTTAACTTGTGAACCATTTTTATATCTTAATGATAACTTATTATCTTCTACACATACAGACCTTAACCAACCTGGTAAATTTGCGTGCATTACCCTAACTTTAGTTACAAGATTTTTTGCAGTATCTTGTTTTGTAGCAATTACCAATATGTTCTTATCATTATGAAAAGTCATCAACCACAAAGAATATCCAGCAGTTAATGTAGAAAGTCCCAATTGTCTTGCTTTTAAAATAATATTATATCTGTTATTAACGAATTCACTAAGTGTTTTTTCTTGAAAATCATATAAATGAAAAGGTATTTTACCTTCAATCGGATGTTGGATCATACAATACTTTTTCATAAAATATGCAGGATTTTTTGCACACTCTATGTATTCTTTTTTAATTGCAATCTTTAAATCAGATTTATCCATTAGTTTGCCAAGTCTGCTATTTGGATTCCAAAATAAGTCGGTATAATTATTGCGGCCGCTCCATATGTAAAATACAACCACTTATTCTCATACCAACTTGGTTTTGCTAACCCAGCCATTTTTTCATTGGCCTCATTTTGTGCCTTTAAGGCTTCTATTTGTTTACCCTTTGCCACTATTATTAAAGAATCAAGATTGGCTTGGTCTTCTAACTCTTTGACCAAATCTTCATATTGACCAATTTGTACAGTCTTTGCACTATCAATAGATTCTAACTTCGCCACCGAACCTTTCCATTCAGCATCACGTTGTTTAATCATTTCCAATACTTCTGCTTCAGTATAAGTTGTCTGCCCAAATAAGGGAATGGATAGTAATAATATCCAGAGATATTTCATATTCACTCCTTATCTATGTAATACGTAAACTATACCACTTCCACCAATTGTTACTTTCTTCACACCAATCGGATAAAGTGTATCTGCTGTCAATGACGTTCCTGGTATTGTTCCACCACCTGCTCCATGAATAGTAACATTGGTAACAACTTCACAAATAAATCCTGCTCCAGCGTTTGAACCTGTAAACGCGACTGCGGTATTCGCAGTTACTTTACTTATTCCATTATATTCACCAAGTGTTTGAATGTCTGGTATTGCCATTTTAATTTCTCCTTATATACATATATATAATTATTTACTCTTGGA